ACCGTGCCCTTGCGCCGGTGGATCGCCACCGAGGCGGCAATGGCCTCGCGCTTGCGCTCGTCCGTCCAGTCGGCCGACCAATCGTCGACCGACAAGGCCCAGGCCAGCCAGGGCAGCAGGGCCGCCGGACAGGCCTCGGGCCTCCAGAGCAGATCGACCGGGACCGGCACCGCGGACATCCGCGCGGTGGCCGCCTCGATCGCCCGTTCGGTTCGGGTGCTTTGCGGGGGCAGCAGGCTGGCCGTCATGACGCTACCGCCGTCAGGTCGATCGCGCTGCACCATGCCGCGCCGTCGGCCGGCGGCACGATGTCGGCCGACGGTGCCGTCAGCAGCACCTGCAGCACGCCGGGCCGGTGCAGCGCCGCAAAGATGCCGGACCGGCGCACGGCCTGGCCGACGCGGTGAACGCTGGCGACATAGGCCGCCAGCGCGGCCTGTGCCTGGCCCTTGATGACGTCAGGGTCGGGGCCCTCGGCGACGATCAGGGTCGCGGTGACGGCATAGGTCTGCACCACGGCGGCGATCACGTTGACCGTGTCGCACAGGGGACGGACGTCCTCGGCGTTCAGGGCACCGTCGACCGCGGTCAGAAGTTCGGGCGCGGCCGTGCCGTCGCCGATCGCTGACAGGACGGCCACCTTCACCACTCCCGGCTCCGGCGAGGTCACGGCGGCATCCTTGACCTGGCCGCTGGCGGACAGCGCATGGAAGAGATAGGCCCCGCGCGGACCAGCCGTCGAGAAGCCCTCCAGCGCCAACTGGATCCTCTGGCGCAAGGCGGTGTCGGCTTCCAAAACGGCGGGGATGGGTGGCACCGCTTCGGGATCGGCGGGGGTGACCGTCAGGCGGGACACGCCAAAGAGCGCTCCGAGATGCTCCAGATCGGCGCCGGTCGCTGTCGCCAGCTGCACGGCGCGTGAGGCATCGTTGACCCGCGCCCGCAACAGGACCTCGCGATAGGCGCAGACCTGCAGCACCTTGAGCAGCGGTTCGCTCTCGACCGCCAGCACTGACGCCAATTCGGGGGCGAGCGCGGTCAGGTCGGCCACCATCGCCGCAAGGATGGTCTCGAAGTCGATGGTCTCCACCACGTCCGGCGGCGGCAGTTGCGACAGGTCGACGGCGACATAGCGGCTCATGCGCGCACCTCGACCTCAATGCTGCCGACCTCGCCCGTCAGGCGCAGTTCCATGCGCCCCGGGCTGGCGGCGGCGATCTCGACCCGGCGCAGCCGGAACTCCGGCTCCCATCGGTCGATCGCCTCGGCCGTGGCGGCGAACACGTCGACGACGGTTTCGCCGTTCATCGGGGCGTCGATCAGTTCGGGCAGGTTCGAGCCATAGTCACGGCGCATCACCCGGCTGTTGACCGGGGTGGACAGGATGTCGGCCAGCGACTGCGACAGCCGCTCGAGCCCCTCGATGGGCCGGGCCGTGGTGCGCGAGGTGCCGATCATTTGGCCACCGCCTTTCCGGCGCGCGGCTTCCGGCGACGGGCGGACGCCGACGGTGGGCCTTGAACGGTCCGTTCAACGGCTGCTTCAACCAGGGCCACCGGCTCATTGCGGGCTGCGTCTTCAGTGAGGGTCAGCGTCTGGCCCGCCGCCATCCGGCGGCCAGCGATCCAGCCATCGATGCGGGCGGCGTAAAGGCGTTCGGTCATTGCGGGGCTCCGGTGACAGATCCGACACTCTCGGGGTGGATGTGCGTGACCAGGCTGATGCCGGACGCTGTCACGTCGCCGGTCACCACGATGTCGCCCTCGACGTAGAGGTTGCCGATGACCCGCAGCGTACCGCCGCCCAGGTCCATCGTCGGTGCGTCGGCCGAGGGCGCGACCGCATTGCCGTCGATCGGCAGGCTGCCCAGCACGAAGGCCCGGGCCAGATCGCCCGAGGGCGCCAGCACCGTGACCTGCTCGCCGACCGATGGCATCCAGGTCATCCGCACCGCGCCCGAGCGCATCTGCATCACCGGGATGCTGGCGGTCTCCAGATCGCCCAGGCGCACGCGGGCGCGGCCCGTGCCGACGTCGATCGCAATCACGGTGCCGACATTGGCGATGGCCCCGACACGGCGGTCGGTCTCGGCGGCGGACCGGCTCATCCCTGCCCCCCGTCGGACACATCGGCGCTGGTGATCTGCGCCTCTTCCGCGACCTGGCCATGCAGGTGCCCCTGCACATAAAGCTCCAGCGGAAGCGCGACGGAGGCCGGAACCTGCGCCAGCGTGATGTCCTGCTCCCAGGTGACGGCGGTCAGCGCGACGCCGGCCTTGCGGATGTCCTGCGTTACGATCGGCTCTTCGGAGATCCTCTCGGCAGGGCCGATGTCGGAGCGGCCGAACCGGCAATCAGGCAGAAGCTGCACGATGGTCTGGGCGATATTGGTGGCCGCCACATCGCGCGGCAGCGCCAGGGTGTCCTTGGTCAGGACGAACGCCGCCATCATGACCCGGAACACACGGTGCGGCCCCGCCAGGTCCTTGCCCTGGTCCAGCCGGATGCGGCTGACCAGGACGGCCGGGGCGGGAAACGCATTGCGCTGCACTTCCGCCAGGTCGAGGCGGCCGGTGATGGGCTTGCAGGTGGCAAGGCCGGGCAGCGCGTCGCGCACCCGGTCGGCCACGATGCGGGGCAGTTCGGCCAGCACAAGCGCGGTCATTGCAGCACCTCGTCCAGGCGGACCAGCACCAGGTCCTCGATCTCGGCGGCATTCTCGATCGAGACGCCGAGATAGGGCCGCGCCGGGATGCCACCGCCCTCCGCCCCCGGGTCGCCGCCGAACTGGTGGATGGCGCCGTATTCGATGTTGGTGCCGACGACGATGTCCGGGCCTGACACATAGTTCTGGATCGAGCCGAGCAGGTTCCCCTCGCCCACCAGAAGGGAGCGGCCGGAGACGCCTTTGCGGCGCGCGATCCTGGCGGCATAGCGTGGCGACCAGGGCGCCCAGGGCGTGCCGTCCGGGGCGGTCTTTTCGGCGTCGATGCGGCGGGTGGTCTGGTCGGCAACAAGGGCGCCGACTTCGTCACCGATCTGCGCCAGCAGCCCCGGCGACAGGCGCGCCAGCGCGGCCTGTGCCTCGGGGCTCTCCAGGACAAGCGTGTAGGCGACCCCGGCCATGTCAGAGGTCCCGCATCTGGTCGCGGGTGAAGATCTTCGCCGGGCCGCCCTGGACGATGGGTTGCGCCTGGTCGAACGGATCGTCGGTTGCCGGAACGGGGGTGGTGAAGACCAGCCCGGCCTTGCCGGTGGCGATCAGCTTCAGGTGGCCGAGCGCGTCTTCATACCGGGTGCGGTGCTCGGTCGTTGCCACGTCTGCCGCCAGCGCCAGGCGGTAGAGCGCGATGTCCACCGCCAGCTGCTTCAGGAACGAGGGCACCTCGTGCAGCGGCAGGCCGTAGCGGGCCGCGAGATAGGTGTCGATCTCTCCCGCCGCCGCCTCAAGGGCGCGGTCCACCGCGGCTTCGTCGGGCGTGCCATCCCGATCATGGTCAGCCACGACCAGCGCCTGCTGGCCGTAGAGGGCGGCGATGTCGGCAAGGGTGGCGTAGGCGGGCATGAAGGCCTCTGAAGCGCTTGAGGGTTGGAGGTCTCCCAGCCTCCTGTCTGCCGGGCGAGGCCGTCGCGCTTGCTCGCTGCTTGGGCGCTACCTGGTCCTCGCTGCGCATGGATCGGGGCGCGGCAGCTTCCCCCTTGATCTGGTTGCGGGAGCGGGGATCGAACCCGCGGCCTCCGGATTATGAGCCCGGCGCTCTGCCTCTGAGCTACCCCGCTTCGGGAAGGGTGCCCCCGGCCGGGGAGGAGAGGAGGCCGGGGGCGGGTCATGGCCGACGTGCGGCCCTGGTATTCAGGTGGCGGGGTGCAGCTGCGCCCAGACCTCGGCCAGCAGATCGGCGGTGGCGCCGCGCGCGCCCGGCTGCTTCCTGACGGCCGCCAGCTTGGGCTTGCCGTCATCGCCGAAGTCGTCGGGGGCGAGATTGCCGATCGCCGTCTTCACCGCTTCGCGCAGGGCGCTGTCATCCGGCGCCGCGGCGACCGCGCCCTCCGGGGCCGGCCCGACATGCAGCATCGGCTCGGCCACCAGGATGTCCCACTCTTCCTTGGTGAAGGCGCCGGCATCGACCACGGTGCCTTCGGTGGTGAAGGTGCGGCCGAGGCGGCGGAAGCTGCCGTGCAGGGTGCCCTTGGCGGCCTGGATCAGGACTTGCTTGCTCATGGACGGTTCCCCTCTCACGCCAGCCACGGGGTGACGACGACCTCGACCGCCTGGTAGTTGGCGTTCGAGGCGCCGCCATCGCCGAACATCACCTTCACGGCCTTGTTCGCCGCGGCCCGATGCGCGGGCGGAACCAGAAGGTGGGTCGGCGTGATGCCCAGCGGCTTTCCGCCATCGCCCTTGAAGGACATCATGGCGGCGATCGCGGCGTCCAGGTTGTCGCCGGTCAGCGCGGCCTGGCTCTTGTAGGCCTTCTGCCAGAACCCGTAGCCGGCGTTGCAGCGATAGCGGATACCGTAGAGGTACTGGTCCTTGATGAAGACCGTGTCGCTGTCCTTGGTGCCTTCCAGGGTCTCGAACTCAGGCTTGGTGCGCTCCTGGAAGATGAAGGGCTTCATCTCGGCCGAGCAGTCCAGCAGGTACCAGGGCACCCCGGCCCCGGCCACGACGTTGGCCACCGAGGTCACGGCCCCGGTCCCGTCGTGGTTCGCCGCCACCGGGTGATCGGTGTCGAAGAAGTACTGCCCATCGTAGCAGGTCGTGGTGTGGCCCGCCTTGATCAGGTCGGCGATCATCTTGTCGGGATGACGCGCGGCCGCCTGGCCCATGTTGCGGATGCGGGTGCCCAGCGTGCCAAGGTTATCGTCCTCGATCGCCGTGCGCGGGATGCCCACGGCGCCCTCGAACAGCCGGTTGGTGATCTGGTAGGCGTTTTCCTTCATGTCCTTGATGACACGATCTCCGACCCACTCGCGCAGCTCGGGGAAGTCGCCCAGCCAGTCATAGGTGTTCGACGCCGTGCTCGAGGGCACCAGCATGGCGACCGTGTTCCAGAAGGTCTGCGGCTGCATGGCCGCATAGGCATCGCCGAACTGGCGGCGAACCTCGGTCCGCAGACCGGCAAGAAGGGCGGCGGTGATGAGCGCCATGGCTTACTGCTCCTTTTTCTTCGCGGCGGCGAAGGTGGTGGGGTCGGTGCCGAACATCCGGCACACGGCCAGTTCGTCGGCGGTCAGGGCGTCCGGCTGGGCGTCGGCGGGCATCTTGCCGTCGAGACCCGAGGCGGGGGCGATCACCGGGGCCGAGCCGATGTAGGCCTTGAAGCGGTCGAAGCCGCCCTCGGTCCGGCAAGCCGCAATGTGATAGTCGCGCGACGCCGGGGCGATCCTGCCCGAGGCGATGGCACCATCGACCGCTGCGGCGATCTCGGTCTCGCGGCGCGCGGTCTCGGCCTGTTCGAAGGTCGCGATGCGGTTCAGCGCCAGCTGGTGGTCGGCCACCGGGACAAACCGCGTGGGGTCCGGCATCTGGGCGGCATTGCGCGCGGTGTCGCGTTCCGTGCGCAGGGCGTTGACGGCGACAAGGGCATCCGCCGCCGTCGCGGTCGCAGGCAGGCCAAGGGCCTCAAGCACTGCTCGATCCATGGGGGTCTCCTGTTCGGCGTTCAGCGCCGCCATTTCGAGGTTGGGTTGATTGGTCAGGCCGGCGCTGACAATCCGGCCGATCTCGGCGGTCTGGTAGTCGAACACGAAAACCGGCGAGAGGTAGCGATAGGCCCGGGTCGAGACCAGCTCGGCCCCGGTCGGCGTCCATTCGACCCGGCCCCAGAGCGCGCCGTCGCGCACCTCGATCGCCTTGATCCAGCCCACCGCCGGGGCGGGCTCGCCCTGGGGCGCCTTGATCTCGGAGGCATGTTCGATGTCGATCTGCGGCTCCTTGGCCGGATCGAAGCGCGCGGCGACGGCTGCGGGATCGGACAGGTTCCACCAGCGCCCGTCGCGGCCGATGACACGCGGACCGGCCGGGGTCAGCTGGACCCAGTCCGGCGCCACAGCGCCTTCGAAGTTCAGGGCAAGAGCCTGTAGGAGGGAGCGTTTGACCATGCCGGGACACTAGCCACGGCGGTCGGAGCGTTCGCCCTTGAAACCTTTCGGAGGGGAAGTTGCGCCGGAGCGGCCCGCTGGCGCGCGTCGGCGATCAGAGGGTAGTCCGACCCCCGCTGACGGCGCAAGGGTATTAAATGGCCGTTTAACGGCGCGCTACGGGCCTATTGCGGGGCCGGGCGGCGGGCACCGTTGCATTCGGCGGGCTGATCGCCTACCTTCACGGTGCGAGCCTGAGCCATGGGCACCGGCCTGGACCGTGAGGGAGTACCGCCCCTCCAGGCTCGTATCACTCCTTCAGCACCATCGCCGTGGCCTGCCGTTTCAGGCTCTCCCAGCGCCGCGCCGTCGTCCGGTGCATCGTGTCCACGAACACACCTGCGGCCTTCACGACAATGACCACCCGCAGCGGCAGACGCTCGTAAGCATCGCCAGACGTGGCGTCCGCGGCCTCGTCCAGCTCGAAGATCAGCCTGGTGCTCTGGCCAGGGCGGCGCTGCAGCACCACGCGGTTTGCCGTGTCCAGGAACGCCAGCCACTTCAGGTCCCCCGGCCGTCGGCCTTTTCCCTCGGCGAAGACATGGCGGCGGGTGACTTCTGAGAACTCGACGATTTCGATCGCGGTCCCTGCTGCCGTGGCCCAGGCGGGCGGCAGGATCGCAACCGGCACGTTCCCGACAGCGCTCGGATCGGTGGCCAGTCGCATCAGTCGCCAGCTGCTGGCAATGTCCTTCAGGGCGGCCCGCCGCACCGGTTCCGGGATCGCGGCCAGCCGGTCCTTCAGCAGTGCCTCCATGTTCTGCAGCCGCAGCTTGCCGGGGTTGCGCTCCCAGCCGGGGTCAATGCCTTGCGGCACGATGCGCCGGTCGCCGGTGCGCTCGTTCGTCCAGATGCGGTCGGGAATGTCCGGCGTGACGGCAATACCCCGGCGCTCGGCCTCGCGCTTCGTCACCTGGCGGACCCAGCATTTGCAGCCCCAGCCGTTCGGCGGCATCCATTCGTCCCAGAACGGACTGTCGACGGGCAGGATCAGCCCGGCCTTGTCCTGGTGGTGCGGTCGATGCCGATCCGAGGGGCCGAGCTTGTACTCGAGGTAGGGAAAGGCGTCCTTCGTGCGCTCAATCCGTTCCCACTGACCCGCCGCACGGGCCGACCGCAGGTTTGCATCGTAGATCGTCTTCAGGCGGCGCGCGGGTGACCGCCGGATCTCGACGGTCTCGCCGGTCAGCGGGTCTTCCATCGCGGTCCGGCCCAGCCATTCCGCCAGAGCCGGGCGGTTCATCCAGTTCTTCTTGAAGCTCTCGAGGCTCAGCCCCTCGTCCAATGCGCGCAGCACCTCGACTCGCATCGCTTCGACCAGGTCAAGCTCGCCGGTCTTCGCCACCGTGAAGGCAACCGCATGTTCTTCCGGTTCGACATCCATGTAGCTGAAGGAGGGGCGCAGCCCCTTGTTCTTCAGGAACCGCGAGGCCTCGGGCGGCGGGCCTGGGTTGAAGCTGTACCCGGGACGGTCGGCGTAGTCAGTCATGGGTGACCATGACGACTATGACGCCAAAGAGCAGGCCAAGGCCGATGATGGCAACGAGAGCCACGTCAGACATCGCCGCCGTCCCCCAGCGCGCGGGCCTTGAACATGCCCTTGACCAGGGTCTCGATCAGGACGGCCGTCGGCATGGCCTTGAGGGCCTCGGGCAGGCGGGCCAGAAGGTCTTCGTAGCTTTCGGCCTGCTCGACCGCCTCGCCCAGCGCGGCCTGCATCTGGTCGGACACGTCCTGCCAGTCGGCCATCATCTCGGTGCCGATCGCGTCGATCTCGTCTTCGGCCTCCTGCCGGTTCCGCGCCAGGTGCTGCCGGTTGGCGGCAGAGGAACCAGGCGGTACCGCCGCCGGCGCCCCACCGACGATCTCCTCGCCGTCCTCGGGATCGCCGAAGCCCAGCTTGCCGCGCAGCTCTGACGCGCGGAACCGCACTCCCAGCGGGATCAGCTTGGCCGCGCCTTCGATCTTGGCCGTGATGTCTTCCGGTTCGGCGATCTCGATCCGGATTTCGGGGTAGTCTTCCTGAACGCCCCAGTTCCAGTCCACGTAGGGCCTGACGATGTCCCGGTTGATCGTTGCCGCGACGTCCAGGGCATCGTCGGCCGCGATGTCGTGGCGCACTTCGTTGTGGACCGTCGCCTGCGACTGGCTGGACCCGTTGTCCGTCGTCATCGTCTGGCCGAGGACGGCCTTCGACACCTGCTCGTCCACCCAGCGGGCCAGGCCGGCGAAGACGGCATCGGTGCCCGTCAGGGCGATGCCCTTGACGAACTCGATCTCCATCGACTTCGGCAGCACGGCCGCGGCATCGGTGCCGATGTTCGCAACCGCCCGGAACAGTGCCTCGACGTCCTTGGGCTTGGCCTCCGGCCCGTAGCGGCCCAGACGCAGCGGCAGGCCATAGGTCTCGACGAAGGCCATCCAGTCCTTGACGGTGTAGCCCTTGCACATCCAGCCGAAGGCCACCAGGCGCGCCAGGCCGCCGCGGCGGGTCAGGCCCGACTTGGAATTGGCCCGATGAATTGCCCATTTCCCGGGCCACAGCTCCTCGCCCTTGACCGGCGCCGCCGGCGTCAGCAACCGCAGCTCTTCCTGATCTTCGCCAAAGGTGAAGAACCGGGGGTCGCGGTACTTGAACGCCCGCGGCTTCCAGCGCGCTCCGGTTTGCCAGTCGATCTCGACGCAGGCGTAGGACTTGCCCAGGGCGTCCAGAAGATCCTTCACCAGGTTGCGGAACCCGGTGTGGCCGGCGATGTCCCGCTCGACGCCGGCCGCGATCTCCTTGCTCTTCGTGCTGTCATCGACCGCCTTGACCGTGGGCCGGACGCCGCTGACCGTGCGTTTGCGGATGCCAAGGACCGCGCCATAGTGCATGTCGCGCTCCTCCATCTCCTCGGCGAGGGTCAGGAAGTCGCGGGCACTGCCGGTGTCGCATTCGCGCAGGATGTTCGCCAGGCGCACCGGCGTCAGGCCCGAGGCGGCAGTGTCCTGCCAGACCTGGCGGATCGTGGTCATGCCGGCGTCGACCTGGTCGCGGGTCATCTGCGCCCGCTGCATGGGGCGGCCATAGGCATCAAGCAGGGGCATCACCAAAGTCCTTTCGTCGCGCCGAAGGCTGCGGTCGTTCGGAAGTCGCGGTCTTCCAGCCCGGCGCCCTTCGGCACGGGCTGGTAGCTGTAGGGCTGGTACTCGGTTCGTGCGGCCGACACGGCCAGCGCCCCCGCCCAGAAGCGATCAGCGTGGCCATCCGTCTCGCCATCGGCCACCAGGCGCGGGATGCCCGTCTGGCCCACCACCTTCTGGATGGCATGCAGGTCCGCCCGCAGGACCGGGTCACCGGCCGGGATGCGGGCGCGCCGGTCCTGGAACGCCTCCTTCAGCTCGGTCGCCATGTCCAGCTTGTTCGCCGCACTGAAGATCACACCTTCGACCCGGCTCTCGCCATGGCGGCGCTTGGCATCCTCGACCGGCTTTTCGCCCATCCCCGTCTGGTCATGGCGCGACCGGACCACGCGGTACCGGCGGTAGACATCGTCGAGGATGGCATCCTGCTCGGCAAAGCTGATCCGGCGCCGGGCGATGATCTCGCGCGTCCACAGCACATCGCCCACCTGCTCCAGGACCCAGACGACGAACAGGTCATTGCGCGCGGCCACGTCCACGCCAACGAAGCACGGGCCGCCCTGGTAAAGGCCGGGAATGCCCGCCGCCGGATGCTCGACCGAGGCGATCAGATCGTAGTCCAGCCAGGCGCTGGCCTCGTCCATCCATTGCAGCTCGTATTCCTGCTTCCAGGCATCTTCGTCCGCCATGCCCCGCCGCAGCATGTCGATGTCGCGGTCAAGGCCCTGGCGGACGGCCTCGTAGATGTCGACGACGTGGCGCGACCAGACGCTGTCCTGCGCGGTCATCAGCTCGTAGAACTTGTTGCCCTTGCCGTTCGGGGTGCTGATCACCCGCAGCTTCTGCTTGCCCTTCGAGATCACCGGGAACAGCGCGGCCCAGATCTCACGGCTCTTCGCATGGAAGGCGAACTCGTCCAGGATCACGTTGGCCGAAAAGCCGCGGGCGGTGTCCGGGTTCGCCGGCAGCGCGGTGATCCGGCTGCCATTCGGGAACGCCACCTCCAGCGCCTTGTAGACGGCATCCGGCCCCTTCTCCTGGGGCGCGCGGAACTCACCCTCGGTGAAGGCCGGCTCGCCCCCCTTCAACAGGGTGTTGTAGACCTCGTAGTAGGCCTTGGTGAATGGCTTGATCACCTCGGTCATCATCTCGGCCGCCTGGCGTTCACCGCGCGACAGGATCACCCAGCGGACCTTGCGGTCCTCGGCCCAGGCGGTGAAGCAATCATCCGCGCACTCACCTCCGGTCGAGAAGGTCTTGCCGGTCTGGCGGCTGAACATGCCGATCTTGAACCGCGACTGGTCGGCGATCCAGGCCCGCTGGTAAGGCAGGAAGTTGATGACCGGCCTAGACATCGCTGCGATCTCCGCGCGCCAGCTTTTCCAGCACCCAACGGCCACGGGTGAGAGAGGCGCCGACATCGCCGGCCACCTCGTTGCGATACTTGCCGGCGCAGGCCAGGAGGGCGGCATGCACCCGGCTGTATTCCTGCGGCCCGGGAGCGATGCCAGCCAGCCAGTCGCGGATCATGGCCGCGCCCCAACGGCAGGCACGCTCGACCTGATCGTCCCGCCCCTGCCAGAACTTCGCCCGTGCCGACAGGTCGTTCGCCACTTGCGCCGGCGATGCCATTACGGCACCTCGCGGAACGACAGCAGGTAGGGCTTCTCCCGCCAGAAGCCGATGCGGGCGACGCGGCCCAGGTGGCGGACGATGCGGTGGCGCCCGAACAGCCAGACGGCGGCAAGCTGCCACCAGCCGGCGGTCTGGAAGTTCGCCTGCGCCAGCAGGATCAAGGCGGCCTTGGCCTGATCGGTGGTCATTCCGCGAACCCCATGATCCGCCGGGCCTTGGCCGCGGCTTCGGCGTCGAGGTCGCCCGAGGCGACGGCCGCATCCAGCTTCGCGGCCTGCGCCTTGCGGTCGGCCGCGGCGATCTGTTCGCGGATGCCGGCCGAGGCCATCAGATCCTTCAGCATGCGGCCGACGAAGTGCAGGTCCTTGGCGTCGATCTCGTCGCCGCCCTTCAGCATCTGCGCCTCCATCGCCTTGAAGGCCAGCGAGGTCACCATCTGGAACAGGATGTTGTGGCGCTTGGCCTCCTCCTGAAGGCCGTTCTCCTGCATCCAGCCCTGCGCCCAGGCGCTGGCGCTTTCCTGCACCCGGACGAACTCGCGGTACTCCTGGCCGAAGCGGTGGACCGTGGCGGGGTGGAACTCGACCACCTTTCCGGCCTCGGCCAGCCGGGTGTTCAGCTCGTCCGTGATCTCGGCATAGCCCGAGAACCCCCGCTCGCGCAGGGTCTGCTGAAGCCAGTCGCGGATCTCCGGCGGCAGGCTGTCCACCTTGCGGGGCGGGGGCATGCCATTACCCCCGGGGCTGCGGGCGCTGGATTTCGGGATGCGTGGTCACGCCGCGCGCGATCTCCGCGCCGCTCAGCGTGGCGGTCGCAACCACGAAATCACCATGGTCGACGGTGGTGACGAAGCCGTTCTCCTTCAGCCAGGAGAGTTCCGTCACCACCTGGCTGCGGGTGGACTGGACGCCGACACCGCGCAGCACGTCTGCCAGGATCGAGACGTTCGAAGTGTATTCGCTGCAGGCCTCAAGATGGCGCAGGATCGCCAGGCGGCGATGGCGGCGGATATGGTCGGAATAGTCGGTCATTTGCGCTCCAGAAGGTACTGTTCGACACGCTGGACGACGATCTCCTGCCGCTTGTTGGCTTCGATCGCCGCATGCTGTGCTGCGCGAACCTCGCGCATGTCGCCGCGCAGGCCTTCCAGCGCCAGGCGCAGATCATGAAGGTCATCCTTGCCCGGCAGGCCTTGCAGCGTTTGCTCGGCTGCCGAGATGCGGTGATCGTGGCGGTCCAGCCGGGCAGACAATTCAGCGGCGCGATCGTCGATGGCTTTGCGCATCGACTTGATCCAGCCCACGATGGCGATCACCAGGGTCACGATGACACCCATGGTCACCGTCAGGTCGAAGGCGATGTTCATTCCGGCCGCCCCCCGGCCATGCCCCAGCCGCAGGCCGCCGCCAGACCGCCGATCAGGGTTCGGCCGCTGACCACGGACCGGTCTCCTCCGTCGGCGCCCAGTGCCGTGGCATGCTCGCGGGCAAACGGCTGCAGCGAATGGCACATGGCGTCACCGCTTGCCGGTGGGGTCTGCGCCGAAGGTCCGCAGCCAGTCGCGAGCAGCGTCAGGATCAGAAGCAGGGCGGGTCGCATCGTCAATTCTCCGGGTGGTGTCGAGGTCGGTCCGCGCGGTTTCCGCCGCGCGCCGGGCGGCCTCGGCCCAGGCCGCACGGGCGTTGATTGCCCACAGCGCCAGCACGGCCAGGACCGCCCCGGAGAAGAGGCCAAGGAGTGCGACGTCCATGGTCAAGCCGTCGCTTCGCGCAGCTTGGCTTCGGCAAGTTCCCGCAGAACCCCGCTCGACGGGTTAAGGGACGCCATGGCATCCGGCACGCTGTTGCGGGTGTAGTCGATGGCCTCGTAGATCGCGGCGGTACCGCTCGCACCGCGGCTCAGCGCGGCCCTGATGCCCGACATCAGCGCGCTGTGCAGGGCCTCGCGGTGGCGCGCCTCGATCTCGATGCCCCAGCGTTCGCGGGCCACCCGGGCGGCCGCGGTCAGAGCCTGCGTCAGGACCGCCGCCACGGCCGTCAGGATCAGCGGCAGCAGCAGCTCGTAGAGTTGCGCAAGCCAGTCGGCCATCAGTCGTTCTCCTTCAGCCAGGTGGTGACGTTGAAACCGGGGCAGGCCTTGGCCGCCCATTCGTTGTGGCCGCTGATCCGGCGGATGCCGGTCCTCATGCCGATGCCCTGCAGCTGCTGGCGCAGGGAGATGTTCTGGGCCGGTGTGAAGTTGCGCGAGAACCGGTCCGTCTCGGCCGACCCCGCACCGCCGATCAGGCAGATGTGGATCACGCCGCGGTTGTGGCCCTCGACGCCGGCCCCGATTTCAGTCTCGGCCCGGCCGGACAGCATCTTGCCGTCCCGGCCGATGACCCAGTGGTAGCCGATGGTGCGCCAGCCGCGGTCCTCGACATGCCAGCGGCGGATTTCCGCGACCTGGTCTGCCAGGGTGGCGTTGTGCATCCAGTCCGCCCGGGTGCCCGAGCAATGCACGACGATCTCGGTCACCGGATAGCGGGCCTTGCCCTGGTAGATGACGTTCCGGGTTTCGGGGGTGCGAGCCTTGGTGGCTTCAGCGCCGTCCGCGGCCAGCCATGACTGCGCCGCCGCGCGGGTCTTCTTGCCGAACAGGCCGTCTACGGGGCCGGGATCGTAGCCCAGATCGCGCAAACCGGTCTGGACCAGGGAGACTGCCGCCTTCGACATGATGCGATCCTCGGGATTTCGTCCCGCGGACAATCGCAAATTGTGGGGGGTTTAAGCGCCCTTGAAGGCTTTCGCGGGGAGCGTCCGATCCGCCGGGACACTCTGCACGCCAAGCCTAGTCCCTGTCAAATGGCAGGCGCAGTTGCCGGCCCGAGAACTCGGCATCGATCTCGGCGCGATAGTTCGAGACGGTGCGGCTATGCAGGTCGCAGGCCGCGGCGACTTCGGACAACGAGTGTCCGCGGCGCAGCAGCGCCACGGCCTCGGCCTTGCGCCGCTTGGCTCCGCGCACCGAACCGCAGGGCAAAGTGATCTTGCCGTGGCCGATGCCGTCGATGATCTTCTGCGCGGCTTCGACCCCGACCACTTCGGCCAGTTGCGATCCGGCCGCGCGGGCAGGCAGATTGACCTGCTGACCGCCCCAGCGGCGCAGCAGCGCCGTCGTCAGCTCGGCACCGATCAGCTGCTCGATCTCGCCAGCAATGCCCGGAAACATCGTCATTCGTCACCGTCCTGGCGTGGCATGTACGGATCGCGCAAGGGGCGTTTTGCCGTGGTCACCGTCGTTACCGTCAGATCCCGGATGGCATAACGGTAGCCGCCGCTGATCAGTCCACAGGCCCCTCGCTCGACGGCATCGGAGACCTTGCGCTCCATCGCGCGGCGGTGGCTGGGCACGTCGATCCCGACCACCCGCTCCAGGTAGCGCAACAGGGCATGATCACTGACATGCGGGCGGCGGGTCATTTCAGGGCGACCCCCGCGCGCCGGCACATGGCTTTCAGCGCCTGCACCACATCATCGATCTGCCCGGCCTCGCGCAGCGCGTCCACGTCGATCGGCACCGCTTGCCACTTGCCCTCGAACGACGCCCGGATGAAGGCGTTCAGCCCGGCGCGGCCCGGCTGGCGCAGGGCGCCGGCGTCGCCCAGGCGCTTCCACAACACATGGACCAGGCGCAGATCGGCGCGAGGGGCCATCGGATGGGCGCGCGACTTCGCAGCACCTTTACGGGGCGTTGAAGCCCGCTTTCCGAACGGCTTGAAGCCGCGCGTCTTCAGCGCGTCCAGCACCCGCATCTGCTCGGCCGGGGTCATGTCCTTCAGGCTGGCCTTGCCGGTCAGCCTCAGTTGCAGGTCATGGCGGGTGTCTTCGTCCAGGCCGAGCTGGCGGCAGGCGACGTGGATGGTTTTCAGGAGGGCGGTCATTCTGCACCCTCGTAATACGACGGGCGGGCGGCCATTTCGGCCGCGATGAAATCAGCCGCAAACAGCGGGAACCGCTTCTCGAGACGGCGGCGCAAGTTCAGCTGACGAACTCGCGCCTTTGCGGACTGGCTCCAGCGGCGTATGGGGCGCTGTTCGATGCACTCCCAGCCGATGGTCCAGCCTGATCCCGGCGCATATTCGGGATCTGAGGAGATCAACTCGCTGATCTCGTCGGGGATGGTCCTGGTGTCGTCGCTCAGCGCGGTCTTGAGAATGCGCTGATGTCCGTGGGGCGGGACCGTGTAGGGGTTTCCCCAAAAGAGGCGGCAGCGCCACTTGCTGCTCATTGCCGCCCCCCAGCCGAGGCGATGATGGCCCCGACTTGCACACGATTGCCAGCCACGATGTTCTCTGCGACCAGGCTTTTCAACTCTTCCGTCGAGCAGCGGCGGGGGTCCTGGTGGGCCATCAGTTGACCCACGGCGAAGGCTGCGACCGCCAGCATCTCTTCCGGGGTGTTGTCGACCATGTGGCGGCGCACGAGGGCGAGCAGGTCTTGCCGGAAAGTCGCAAAGCGGTGACTGGTGTAGGCGACCATCACGACAGCGCCTTCTTCATGCGGGCGATCTCAGCCCGAGCGATCGCATCGAAGACGTCGTCAGCATCGGCAACCTCGCAATCGGCACCAGCTTCCGTCAACAGTTTGCGGATCTCGTCCATCAGGGCGGTTTTGCTGGCGTGTACGGTCCCGATATGGGCGTCGCAGGCCGCACGGAACCTCGCCTGAAACTCGTCCAGGGTCATTCAAGCCTCCTTTGAAAGGGCGTTGTCGACGGCTTCCACGGGCACCCTGAAGCGCTTGGCGACGTGTTTCGTGACGGCCGACAGGTCGGCAGCGGTGGGCACGCCGCCGATCCAGAACCGGCGCCGTGCGGTCGCCTCATCGCACCAGGCTTTCTTCAGAACCTCTGGGGCCATGCCGTCGGCAGCCATGGTCACGCGCTCGCCAGGTCGATGGTCAGCGTCTGCCAGGGCGCATCGAAGGCGTCCCGGTGCTGGAACCGCAGGTAGCTCTTCGACCCGATGACATGCATCGCGTCGCGGATCGCCTCCTGCCCGGCCACCCAGCGCGGATCGTCATCCTTCGTTGCCAGCAGGACGAAGACGTTGGCGCGATTGATCTGGCCCTCACGGTCAGTATCGAAGGCGTTGGTGACGATCGACCGGATCAGAGGGTCTGCGCTGGCGGCGCGGCTGTTCAGGACTTCGTCGAACAGCGCCTTCGCGATCTGCATTTCCGGGCCGTAGGCAATGCGGTCCTGGATGCGGACCTCGATCTTCATCAGCCCGTCGAAGGTGCTGTAGGTTCGGTTGCCCTTGGGGCCGCCCACCGTCAGGCCGTATTCCTGCATCATCAGCGCATCGAGAGCGCCGAGGTCTTCGTAGACATGGCCCTTGAACCGGGCGATCTGGGCCGCCAGGGCGAAGGCGAAGCCGAAGACCTTGCGGACCTGTTCGTCCTGCAGCTTCTTCATCGGCGGGATGTTCTCCAGCGCGCGCAGGCCACCCTTGCCATCGGCCATGTACTGGTTGCCGTTCGCCTCGATGATGCCGCTCGGCACCGGATGCGGTTCGAAGCTGGTCTGCCTCTGGGTCATCGATCGTCTCCGTCTGGTTTCAGGGTGTCGGGTTTCAGAAGATCGGGCGGCAGGGCGCCGGACGTGGCCAGCACCGCTGCCATGGCGGCGACCTCATCACAGGTCACCAGCGTGGTGCCCCGATGGCCGAGCAGATCCACCTTCAGGACGCCCCGCGCCGCCAGGCGCTGCATTTCGGCGCGTGACCAGCGCACGGGTTCAGCGGGCGGCATTCTTGCCCCCCAACAGGGTCAGCGCTGCGGTGCGGGC